TTTCACGTGCTGCCTTACGTCATTTATTAGCATGGTTTGGTGGAGAGAATAAGGATGGCGAAAGTGATTTATCACACTTAGCCCATGCGGTTTGTTGCCTTCTTTTTTAATGGAATGCGAGGCAAAACAGATTGGTCATGATGACCGCTTTAAGAGCAAAGAATGGAGATCAGAATGAGTTTAAATGAGATTTTAATAGCGGGCTTTGTAGTTTTAGGAGCTTTGCTTTTATACGGAGTGATGTTTCGTGTTGCATTGCATTATCGCGACAAAGCTCAGGAACTTAAAGAGCAGATTAGCAATCTTAAGAAAGAAATCAGAGAGAAAGATATTAGGTATTTAAAGGAAAGCAAGCAGACAATTGATGAATGTGATGCAGATCTTAAAGAACGCGACGAGATGATTGAAGAGCTAAAGCAAAAGATCGATGAGTATGATGGGGCATTCATATTAAAAAATGAAATGATAGAGCACTAAAAGCAGATGTTAGATCACGAGACGAGGAAGTTGAAAGACTAACACAAGAGCTCAAACAGCGTGATGAAGCAGTAAAAACGCCATCTCATAAGAAAGAGTAAGAAGAAAAGTAAGTGAGGAAAGGAGATAAAGGGTGAGTCCAGAAGAGATTAGGTGGGGTGCTAAATATATCACATTGATAATTTGTAACGTAGTGGCACTCTATCACGTTTATTACTTCTATAAAAAAACACAAAAATTAAGAGATGAGGTAATGGAAAAAGATAAAATAATATATGAGAAAGAAAAGCTAATCCAAAAATTATCTTCTTCTGGTGGCTTCTACTCTTCAATAAGTGAGTGAGGTGTGAAAGATGGAAGATATTATAGTTAAGAAGAAATACGAATTTACTTATGCAACAATTGAAGTTGATGGTCGCACTCTTTACCGCATCCGTGCATTAAGAGACTTTGGAAACGTCAAAAAAGGTGACTTAGGTGGTTTGATAGAGCATGAGGGCAACCTATCCCATGATGGTAATTGCTGGGTAGATGATAATGCTTTGGTTTATGGTGATGCCAAGGCTTATGGTAATGCACGGGTTTTTGACAATGCACAGGTTTATGATAACGCTCATGTTTATGGCAAAGCCATTGTTCATTGTAACGCTAAAGTTTTTGGTAATGCACATGTATGCGGTACAGCAATTATTGGTGACAATGCCCGTGTGTGTGGAGATACATGGATTGATACAGCTTCTATTGGTGATTGTGATTTAGTTAATAGTAGTAAAAAGAAATACGAACTTACAGACGATACAGTTGATCTTGGTCCTTTCAAAGTACACCGCATCCGTGCACTGAGAGACTTTGGTGACGTCAAGAAAGGCGATTTAGGTGGCTGGGTAGAGAGTGAAGAGAACCTCAGTCACGAAGGTAATTGTTGGATTAGTGGTTTAGGGGTTGTTTTTGATGGTGGTAGAGTACGTGGTGATGACCTAGTTCCAAACTTTAATTACATTTCTAATACGACTTATAAATTGTCTATGTTAACACCACAGGAATACATGAAGTCTCTACCTTGGCCACGACGAATATGGGAGAAACTTCGATATTATAAGGAGTTCGGGGTATGGCTTTAGTTGTTAGTACTATTCATAAGGGCATTTTTCCTTTGAAAACGTTTTGTTGAAAATATCGTTTTGTTCATTTGTCCACCGGAAAAAACCAAGACAAAACTTAGTTTCAAGCGTCTCTTCTGGCTCATTACATGAGGTATGTTCAACTACAATGATTATAGGTTTTCTTAAGCGAGGAGAGAAATGTCGATATATATAATCCTATTGGTATCAATTGTTATTTTCATAATTAGTAACCTGTATTTATTTTATAATATTTATTGTTTTTTTAAAACAAGGCGGGAGATAACAAAAAGATAAGTGAAATAAACGAAATAATTTTAGTACAAATAAAACACTTGAAAAACTAATTAAAAGCAAAAGAGATTAGGAAATAAGATCATTAATATGTTGATTTTTCTGAAATGCTTTAGCAGGAGCTAAGGAAGGAACGGGAATATGCACTTCAATTTTTTTATTTGGAAGATTTGTGAACTGTGGTGCATAACAAGATCAGGGCGTTTAATGTATGTGGTTTTAGAGAGCGAATACAGAGGCATAAATCCAATTCGTCATTGTTCATCAAACATAAACCAGCCCAAGGATTTTTTTTTGGTTCTATTTTACACATCTTTCTCCCCCCGCTTATTGGAAAACAGCAATTTTATAAAACACATTTTGTATGGAGTGGCGCTGTGAATAACACGATTCTTTGTTTTGATCTAGGAACCAAAACGGGGTGGGCGATACGTGGTGAGGATGGTCACATCTTCAGTGGCACGGTGAATTTTCAATCACGCCGTTTTGAAGGCGGTGGGATGCGTTATTTACGTTTTAAGCAATGGCTTACAGACATGAAGGCAACCGCCCGTGGCATTGACGCGGTGTACTTTGAAGAAGTGCGCCGGCATGTTGGTACAGACGCTGCGCATGTTTACGGTGGTTTATTAGCAACCTTAACAGCTTGGTGTGAACATCATCAGATACCGTATGAAGGCGTACCAGTTAGCACGATAAAGAAAGCGACGACAGGCAAGGGGAATGCGTCGAAAGAAGAGATGATACAAGCGGTGCGTGCGAAAGGTCATGCACCTAAAGATGACAACGAAGCAGATGCTTTAGCAATTTTATATTTAGTGAAAGAGAGGGAGATTGGGTATGTCAACTAAGTTGCCATGGACGAGGCTTTTTTCCTCACAATGGATTGTAGATGTTAGTGGCATGAGTGTAGTAGAAAAAGGTCTTTATATGACCCTTGTCTTATACATGTGTGAAGAGCGCCGCCCTATTATTGAAGATGCCCCCAAATTAGCACGATGGGCTGGCTGTTCAGTAAGGGTTCTAAAGAACACATTGGCTTCTTTAATACGTGATGAGAAGATCATACGTTTGGAAGATGGTCGTTTGTGGAATTTAAGAGTTGAAGAGGAACTCAATAATTCAAATGAGAACTTAAATAAGTTTTCAGAGAGAGCGCAGAAAGCAGCGCAAGCAAAATGGGCAAAACATCATCAAGCAAAAATCATTAGTGATGATCAAGATGCTAAAAATGCTAAGCATGATGCTAACGGTATGCTTAAGGATGCTAAGCATAATGCTAAGCATATGCTAAGCATGCTAATAGCAATGCACAAGCAATGCTTAATGATGCTATTAACAATAACAATAACATATATAATAAAAAAACTAATACTATCGTATTAGCAAAAAAAGAAATTGGTTCTGAAAGTTTAGAAACTGATGATCAGGTTCATGAACCAACAGAGGTTCATGCTTGCGAAAGCCCACCAGATCAAATCGCAACCTCATCAGGCAACCAACCTCCCATTGACGAGCAAGAGAATGTTCCCAAAAAGGCCAGGCGGGTGAGAAGTGATCGAGGCTGTCGATTGCCAGAGGATTTCAAACCTAATTTGCAATACGCAATCGATAAAGGCTTAACGCATGATGAGGCGATGTTAGCAGCTGAACGGTTCGCAAATTTTTGGCTAGCAAAATCAGGAAAGGATGCGACCAAAGATGATTGGCAAAGGACTTGGTACAATTGGGTTACACATCCCGAATTGGGGCCTGTAGCACAGAAAAAAGCAAAATTAGAGCAGGAGAAACGTATAGGTGGCAATTATGGAAAATTCACTCCGAAAACTTTCACAGAACAGCTTGCAGAAGGCTTCAGCGAGCTCAGAAATCATCTGTCATCTAGAGAAGATTATGGAAATGATCAGTCCGGGATATCCAGCGACTCTGAAAGCTGGGAATACATTGACGAAACAGGAGGAGGCGCAAACTTTAGATGCTTGCAATCGTCTACAAGCGTTGCTCTCTGTGAAAGCTTCCGTTAAGCAAATTGAGCAAGCTTCTTTTCTACTCTCAAGCATGAGAGTACCTGCGAATACAGATGCCAAAGCCGTCGTTTTATCCTATGGCATGATGCTGGACCGCATTTCGTCATATGCTCTGAAAAAGGGCGTCGAAGATATCGTAACTGGTCAAGCAATTGGGATATCAAAAACATTTATGCCAATTTGTGGAGAGCTTTTAGCTTACTGTCAAACGATAGAAAATACCCTTCTTTCAAAAGCCGAAAGTGTACGTAGAGCAATTGAAAATACCCGTGCAAAAAGGCTGAAAGAAAAGGCAGCGAGAGAGAATTCAAGACCGTTAACCTTGGTTCAAAAGCAAGAGCTTGAACAGGTTTTAAAAGGAGTTAGTGGCGCAGTGAAGACATAGCGTTTTAGCAAAGTAGAGGAGTTTAGTGCGAGATATTGGAATAGATATGCGTTTAAATCGACAAAAAGGACCGTACAGAGCGATTTGGTATTTTTTTGATAAAATACACATTGGAGGTTAAAACGACTCTGTACGGCCCATTTTGAGGCAAATAGACCAATTGGTGAAATTATGGACTAAAAGCATGGGAATATTAAAACATTTGTTCTTAACAAAACGTAAACAGCCAAGGCAAAAAAAGTGGGTTGCAACGGCGGTTGGTTATGTTCCTTGGGGGACGGAGCAGCGGAGTATTTTTACAATCTCTACGAATATGAAGATGGCACAAGAGAGTGTGAAAGGTTTGATGGTGGCCAGTATTACACCATACCAGAAAATGCAGATTTTAGCACCAAAGCGCAAGTGAAAGCGTGGGTTTATGGGGGCAATGTTCCGAAAAGCATTCTGAATTACGAACCCCTCATAGACGAGATCAATAGAGAGATTAAAAAATTATCAAAAAACTCAGGAAACGAATATGTTTACAGATAAGCAGATAAGAGCCTTACTTGGTGTTACAACCTTTATATTTTTATGTTTTTTAGGAATTAAAAAAATCTTGATTTTATTCAGACTATTTTGACATTTGCGTCTGTTTCTTTGGTAATAGTAACAACTGTTTTTGCAATTTTATGCAATTCTCATATTCCTTCTGAGTTACAGAACAACCCAAAATATAAAGATGATGATACAACGGGTTGGGTGAAACTAACACGTGATTTACAACAATATATGCACAGCGTCTTAAAGCTAATAATGTTAGCATTTATAGTTTTAATTTTCCCAAGTAGTTATGAAGAGACAGTTTCTTTGTCTGTCGTTTCTCAGTACGTGGAGCATAAGCTTTCTTTTTCATTGGATACTGTACTTTGGTACTCAGATATTGCGCTTTGGTATTCCTTTTTAGTTTGTGTATTGTTTCTTATGTTACATACACGCAGTTTAATAAATATATCTATCCTTACCCTGCAGTGTTCCGTTATAAAGCCATAGTAAAATTTCCGGTTTTATATTTTTTACAGAGACTTCATAGACAGCAAGCTATAAAAAGCGCTTGATATTCAGTTAGGTAAGTATCAAAATGGAAAAATATGAAAAAAATATAAAATCCGTATTGACATTAAAGGATCACTCTGTTAAACGAATCACTAAGTGATGAAAACACTTGTGATTAGCGGATAGGTTACGAAACAATCTTTTCCTGCTTTAAAAATTGACTTTATTTTTATGCTATTATTAGCATATAACGATTTTGTCGGGTGTGGTTACGCTATACAAGACCCTCATGGGAAAAGCGTAACGACGGACTAATCACCGTGTTTTCAGCGCCCGGCATTTTTTAAATGTCAATGAAAACGTGAAATTGATTAGGAATTCTTCAAATGAACAATTTAGTAACAATCAACAGTGCTGGTATTGCTGTCACAACTTCTCTAAAAATTGCAAAGGGCGTAGGCAATACGCATAAAACAGTTATACAATTAGTGCGTAATAATCGTAAAGATTTTGAAGAGTTTGGTTCACTCGCATTTGAAATGCAAGTGAGTAGAAAAGATGGTAAGGGTGGACAAAAAAGAGAAATCGCTATTCTCAATGAATCACAAGCAACTCTTCTCATGACTTATATGCGCAATAATGACACGGTACGTGCATTTAAAAAGGCGCTTGTTAAAGCTTTTTATGAATTAAAAAGCCAATCAACAGGTCGTGATTTATTTTCTACAGATAATGATTTATTTTCTTATGAAAGTTTAAAAAAACCTGCAGGAATTGGTAAAGTTTTGGGAATGATTGCAGCGCGTTTGTCGTATGTAAATGATTTACAAAAAGAGCTTGATCATTACAAACTGGTTACAAAAGAAGCCAAGCGTGTCTTAACAAACGCTATTGCAAAAACTGCATAAAAAGCAGCGGCGTTGCGGGGGCGCCTTCTCAAATTTCCATTAAAATTTTATTAGATATTTAGATTAGGAGTAACACCTATGGCTAATAAAAATGTATCCAAAAAATATGAATTTACAGGTGAGTCAATTGTTGCTGGTTTACACACATTGCGTCGTATTAGAGCCATTAGAGATTTTGGAGACGTAAAAGCAGGTGCTCTAGGTGGCTTTATAGAAAAGGAAGACAACCTCTCTCATGAAGGGAATTGCTGGGTTGCTGGTGATGCCATGGTTTATAGAAATGCTCATGTTTGTGATAATGCTTTGGTTTATGATAAAGCAGAAGTTACTGGTTATGCTAAAATTTACGAAAATGCCTGTGTTTATGGCAATGCAAGTGTACGTGTAGAAGCCGAGGTTTATGGATATGCTCAGGTCTATGGTAGCGCCTTAATTTATGGTGAGATTTTTGGACGTGCTAAAGTTTATGGTAATGCTCAGATCTATGAAGAGATCTATGGAAAATTTTTAGAAAAAACTCGAATTTATGGCAACGTCGAAGTTTATGGTAAAGCGCGTGTATTAGGTAGTACTAAAGTTTATTGTAATGCTAAGATTTGTGAAGATGCTTTAATTTTTCAGAAGGCTATAGTTTGTGATAATGCTTATATTTGTGGCGCTGCTATGGTTCATGGAGAAGCAAAAATTTATGGCAATGCTATGGTGAGTGGAAAAGCAAAAATTTATGAAAATGGCCGTGTTTATGGAAGTGCCCATGTTTCTGTTGATGCCAAGGTCTATGGTAATGCTAAGGTTAGTGGTGATGCTAAGGTCTATGGTAATACTGAGGTTTGTGGTGATAGCGAAATTGATAGCAGCATTTATAAAAAAACTATTGCCACTGATGTCACGGAAAGACTTGTTTTTATAGCAGTGTAAATAAAATAACAGGCGCGGGGGGCGCCTGCTTTTAAACAGCAAAAAAGCCGTGTCAAAATTCATTGGCACGGCTTTGTATTTGCGTGGTATGCTTTTTTGTTATTCAAGAATAATAATGAATGTTTCATATTACACAATCTGTGTAAAAAACACAAGCCATTTAAAAAATAAAAAATCTGATTCATACTGTAGATTCAGTATGTTATAATGAATTGTATTTGTAATCATAATCCATAATGTGGTATTATAATACAGCGGTAAAGTTTGTTTCGTTGACAAAAGTCATTCCCATAAAGGATAGCAAGCAAATGCTTAATAAAGTGATGTTAATTGGGTTCTTAGGAGCCAATCCAGAAAGCAAAACAATGCCCTCTGGTGGTGAGGTGGTTAATTTTCGTATGGCAACGTCTGAGAGCTATACAGATAAGGCAACCAATCAAAAAGTAGACAAAACCGAATGGCATTCCGTGGTGATTTTTAATCCACATTTAGCAAAAGTTGCTCTCCAGTATCTCAACAAAGGTAGCAAAGTCTACATCGAGGGGCAGCTCCAAACCCGTAAATGGCAAGATAAAAATGGTCATGATCGTTACATAACAGAGATTGTCTTGACTAAGTACAAAGGGGATTTGAAGCTTTTAGACAGCAAAAATGATGATAATCAAGAGCAATCATCGCCTTATGACAGAAGCTATCAGAGACCTTTCGATATGCCGAAAAACGCTTTAAATGACGGTGTTCCTTTTTAAGGGCATTATTGAATGAGGAAAGTGATCATGTTAAACCAATCCTGTAAAGTTGTGTATTTTGTGGGTTATGAATGATATGTATCAAGTTCAACAAATTGCTAACTTCTTTCTTGAAAAGGGACGTGAGGAGAATATCCAAATTTCTCCTATGAAGCTTATAAAACTGGTTTATCTTGCATATGGATGGATGTTAGCTGCTACAGGCGAGCGTCTCTTTCCTGATCGCATAGAAGCATGGCAGCACGGTCCTGTAATTCCAGCGCTCTATCATGAGTTTAAAGATTGGGGAAGGCGTTTTATCGATTGCTATTCTCGAACAGTTGATTTAGAGACAGGAGAAATTTTGATTCCTAAAATTCCTAAAGAATCTGCTGATAAATATACAGTTCAGTTATTAGAGATTGTCTGGAATGCTTATAAGAATTTTGAACCTTGGCTTTTGCGTAAAGAATCTCATGAGGAAGGATCTCCGTGGAAGAGAGTATACGATGTTGGGCAATTTAGTGTGAAGCTAAAAGACGATGACATCAAAGAATATTTCACGCAAAAAATTAAAGGGTATTTACAAGAGTCGGGAAAAAAAGAAACGTCCTCATCTTATTCAACTTAAGCAACTTCAACGTGCAAGTGATGCTGTTGGAAATCAATCTGTTACAGTGATTGCAGATTGTCTACCGAGGAGGACCGTTCATTATGCGGTTACAGAACAAGAAATAAATCTATTAAAAGATCACGCAACGTCTGCATGTCGTTGTCACGGAATAATGGGGACTTTATTTGGTACGCTTTTAACTTTATTAATACAACTATGTTGGGATCAAAGTCATTAGAAATTAAGCTCGCTCTTATAATTATAATATCGATCGTTCTGGGTTTTTTACTCTTTTATAGTCTAAAGTTCATGTCAAAAGCAGAGGAAATTTGGCAAAATATTAAACAGGAATCTGGGGATATAGGTGAAAAAAAACAAAAAGAGGGGACGCCCTAAAATAGCAGGGCAGGTAAGAGAGCCAAACGGACGCATTTCACGTTCCAAAACACCACGTGAATCTATTGATAAATTGGCAATAGCAATCCGTGCAAAGCGCTTTGGTCTAACGCTACAAGAGGCGAAAAATCCGCTTTCTGGTACTTATATCGGGCGGCTTTGTTTGCAGGGGCAACTCACTCAAGAGCAATACGACGCTGCGCAACAGTATCTACAGATAAGAAACAATTACCTTTGTGCTAAAGGCTTGCCAAGCGCCGTTTACGATGAAATGCCTTCGTCAACTGATGATAAGGCAAGAGACAAGTGGGTAGAATTTGCTACAGAACAGTTTTTAAACATGCAAGAGGCAATAAAAGAAGCACAATGCCTCTATAGACAGTATAATTTTTATGCAGCGCTACAGTATCTTATTATAGAAGACCAAATGCTACCGCATCTCGTGAGTTCATTGCGTATAGCTCTTAATGCTCTTCAAAAGCACTTTTCACAAAAGTAGATTAAAAGATATATTACGAACCAAAGATAAAGGGTATTGCAATAACAGCCAAGGCAGTCACCATTGCGAATAAACATGCTGGAATCTTTAATCTGAATCTCCATAGTATGTTAATTGGAAGAGACATTATAGCGATTATTACTAATCCTATGACAAACCACTCTATTATCTTATTTTTATCAAAACGATGTTCTAATATTTCATTATAATCTTCTTCGCTTATAGCAGCTACCTTGGGACCAACACCAATTACCTTATATTTCCTAGCCCATTCCGGAAGAAGTGATTTATCATAATTCGCCTCCGCCTCTGAGATACATTTAATAACAGAAGATGGATCTCTTACATCACGCAAAACAGGAATTTTGCCATTTACACATATATGCTTCCAAGGGTCATAATCTTTTGATTGTTGACTACTTACATGACCAGTGAATAAGATACTTATTATTCCGAATAAGGCAATTTTCTTTAAATATGGTAATAACATCAGATCTTATCTTTTGTTTTTCATTGACTGTATTTTTATCTATACTGATTCCCTTTGAATATACCAATACGTGTCATTTTAGTGTTGACAACGTGTTGCAAATCGTATTTAATGACATTACTGTACTTGGTCGTATTGTATCTAGACGAGAGGTGGTGCAGTTTTAAATCCCCGCAAATGCGGGGTTTTTTATTATCGGGAGGGCGTATTTTATGACATCAGAAAATACAGAACAGGCTCCACAAATAAAAAACAAACGGAGACCTCCAAGGGCTGGTCAAGGGCGTGCCAAAGGCGTTCCCAATAAGATGACGCGTATTTTAAAAGAGGCCGTTGTGAGAGCTGCTGAGAATGCTGGCAATAAAATAGGCAATGACGGTTTGATCTCTTATTTGGAAAAGCAAGCTATGGATTGCCCCGCTGCTTATTTGGCCTTGCTTGGTAAGGTGTTGCCTTTACAGATTACAGGTGAGGATGGGGGAGCGATAAAGACGATAACGCGTGTGGAAATCGTGCCTTTGGTCAATGACAACCACGCAAATTAAGATTGTTCCAAAGCTTATTCCGATATTTACAGGCAATGCGGCGGTGCGTGCAGCTTGGGGAGGACGAGGGTCTGGAAAGACAAGATCATTTGCTTTGATGGCAGCGTTAAAAGGCTATCAGTTCGGCATGGGAGGGATATCAGGCACTATTCTTTGTGCGCGGCAGTTTCAGAATTCTTTGGCAGAAAGTTCATTGGAGGAGATTAAGCGGGCTATTGAAGCGCATGACTTTTTAAAGGACTATTACAAAATTGGGGAGTCCTCGATTAAGTCGCTTGATAGTCGTATAGCCTTTCAGTTTTGTGGTCTTGATCGCAATGTGGCCAGCATTAAATCGATGGGACGTATTTTGCTTTGTTGGGTTGATGAAGCAGAGCCGGTCACAGAGACGGCTTGGCAGACGCTTATACCGACCTTGCGAGAAGAGGGAGAGGGATGGCGAGCAGAGTTGTGGGTAACGTGGAACCCGTTGCGTGAGAATGCCCCCGTTGAGAAGCGGTTTCGCTTTTCAGACAATGAGGCCATTAAGGGGGTTGAGATCAATTGGTCAGACAATCCGATGTTTCCAAAGATTTTGAATGAAGCGCGGTTGGATGATCTTAGAAGCCGTCCAGAAAGCTATAAGCATATTTGGGAAGGGGATTATCTGACGGCCGTTCAGGGGGCTTACTTTCAAAAAGAGATGTTGGCAGCCGAGCAGGAGGGGCGGATAGGGCGTGTTGCGCGCGATCCTTTGATGCAAATGCGTGCTTTTTGGGACATTGGGGGAACGGGTGCCAAGGCAGATGCGACAGCAATATGGATAGCGCAGTTTATTGGCAAGGAAATCAGGGTACTGGATTATTACGAAGCACAGGGGCAACCGCTTCTGAGCATGTCGGCTGGTTGCGTCAAAATGGCTATGAGAAGGCGTTGATGGTTCTCCCCCATGATGGTGCGACGAGAGACCGTGTGCACAATGTGAGTTTTGAGAGTGCCTTAAAAGGCGGGTTTCAAACAAAGTTATCCCAATCAGGGAGCAGGGGCAGTTAAGATCGATAGAGCGTCGCGTATTTTACCTTCAGTTTGGTTCAATGAGAAAACCACAGTAGCGGGTCGCAAAGCACTGAACTGGTATCACGAGAAATGGGATGAGAAGCGCAATATTGGCTTGGGAGCAGAGCTGTTGGTCTGCGGTTCTCATAGGCAAACACATCAGTCCAAAGGCATCTGCGCCATGGCTCGACCAATCATGCTCTGCTCCCAAGCCAATATTGCGCTTCTCATCCCATTTCTCGTGATACCAGTTCAGTGCTTTGCGACCCGCTACTGTGGTTTTCTCATTGAACCAAACTGAAGGTAAAATACGCCGCACCGCTCTATCCGCATCTTAACTGCCCCTGCTCCCTGATTGGGAATAACTTGGTTTCAAAACCCGCATCATTTAATGCACTCTCAAAACTCACATTGTGCACACGGTCTCTCGTCGCACCATCATGGGGGAGAACCATCAACGCCTTCTCATAGCCATTTTGACGCAACCAGCCGACATGCTCAGAAAGCGGTTGCCCCTGTGCTTCGTAATAATCCAGTACCCTGATTTCCTTGCCAATAAACTGCGCTATCCATATTGCTGTCGCATCTGCCTTGGCACCCGTTCCCCCAATGTCCCAAAAAGCACGCATTTGCATCAAAGGATCGCGCGCAACACGCCCTATCCGCCCCTCCTGCTCGGCTGCCAACATCTCTTTTTGAAAGTAAGCCCCCTGAACGGCCTTCAGATAATCCCCTTCCCAAATATGCTTATAGCTTTCTGGACGGCTTCTAAGATCATCCAACCGCGCTTCATTCAAAATCTTTGGAAACATCGGATTGTCTGACCAATTGATCTCAACCCCCTTAATGGCCTCATTGTCTGAAAAGCGAAACCGCTTCTCAACGGGGGCATTCTCACGCAACGGGTTCCACGTTACCCACAACTCTGCTCGCCATCCCTCTCCCTCTTCTCGCAAGGTCGGTATAAGCGTCTGCCAAGCCGTCTCTGTGACCGGCTCTGCTTCATCAACCCAACAAAGCAAAATACGTCCCATCGATTTAATGCTGGCCACATTGCGATCAAGACCACAAAACTGAAAGGCTATACGACTATCAAGCGACTTAATCGAGGACTCCCCAATTTTGTAATAGTCCTTTAAAAAGTCATGCGCTTCAATAGCCCGCTTAATCTCCTCCAATGAACTTTCTGCCAAAGAATTCTGAAACTGCCGCGCACAAAGAATAGTGCCTGATATCCCTCCCATGCCGAACTGATAGCCTTTTAACGCTGCCATCAAAGCAAATGATCTTGTCTTTCCAGACCCTCGTCCTCCCCAAGCTGCACGCACCGCCGCATTGCCTGTAAATATCGGAATAAGCTTTGGAACAATCTTAATTTGCGTGGTTGTCATTGACCAAAGGCACGATTTCCACACGCGTTATCGTCTTTATCGCTCCCCCATCCTCACCTGTAATCTGTAAAGGCAACACCTTACCAAGCAAGGCCAAATAAGCAGCGGGGCAATCCATAGCTTGCTTTTCCAAATAAGAGATCAAACCGTCATTGCCTATTTTATTGCCAGCATTCTCAGCAGCTCTCACAACGGCCTCTTTTAAAATACGCGTCATCTTATTGGGAACGCCTTTGGCACGCCCTTGACCAGCCCTTGGAGGTCTCCGTTTGTTTTTTATTTGTGGAGCCTGTTCTGTATTTTCTGATGTCATAAAATACGCCCTCCCGATAATAAAAAACCCCGCATTTGCGGGGATTTAAAACTGCACCACCTCTCGTCTAGATACAATACGACCAAGTACAGTAATGTCATTAAATACGATTTGCAACACGTTGTCAACACTAAAATGACACGTATTGGTATATTCAAAGGGAATCAGTATAGATAAAAATACAGTCAATGAAAAACAAAAGATAAGATCTGATGTTATTACCATATTTAAAGAAAATTGCCTTATTCGGAATAATAAGTATCTTATTCACTGGTCATGTAAGTAGTCAACAATCAAAAGATTATGACCCTTGGAAGCATATATGTGTAAATGGCAAAATTCCTGTTTTGCGTGATGTAAGAGATCCATCTTCTGTTATTAAATGTATCTCAGAGGCGGAGGCGAATTATGATAAATCACTTCTTCCGGAATGGGCTAGGAAATATAAGGTAATTGGTGTTGGTCCCAAGGTAGCTGCTATAAGCGAAGAAGATTATAATGAAATATTAGAACATCGTTTTGATAAAAATAAGATAATAGAGTGGTTTGTCATAGGATTAGTATAATCGCTATAATGTCTCTTCCAATTAACATACTATGGAGATTCAGATTAAAGATTCCAGCATGTTTATTCGCAATGGTGACTGCCTTGGCTGTTATTGCAATACCCTTTATCTTTGGTTCGTAATATCTTTTAATCTACTTTTGTGAAAAGTGCTTTTGAAGAGCATTAAGAGCTATACGCAATGAACTCACGAGATGCGGTAGCATTTGGTCTTCTATAATAAGATACTGTAGCGCTGCATAAAATTATACTGTCTATAGAGGCATTGTGCTTCTTTTATTGCCTCTTGCATGTTTAAAAACTGTTCTGTAGCAATTCTACCCACTTGTCTCTTGCCTTATCATCATGACGAAGGCATTCATCGTAAACGCGCTTGGCAACCTTTGCACAAAGGTAATCGTTTCTTATCTGTAGATACTGTTGCGCAGCGTCGTATTGCTCTTGAGTGAGTTGACCTTGCAAACAAAGCCGCCCGATATAAGTACCAGAAAGCGGATTTT